AAGGGTTACAGCAATGCGCTGCGAGAAGCGGCAAGCACGGGTGTCACCTTCGCCGCTACCTTTGACATTCTGCGGGCAGTTGGCGCACGTGGCAGACTGCGGGGACGGTACGTTGCTGTCTGGAGCTTCACCATTCTCTGACCAGCAGGACGGCCCTGCGTTCTCGTTCTCGCTGTATTTCGCAGCATAAAAGCTACGCTGCACAGTGGGTGCTGCGTTGACAATTACAACGTCAAGATAACGATCATCGATCTGCGCGATTTCTTTGCCGTCAGCAATAAGACGGAACACACCGCCTTTGATTGAGATGCGACGCGGGAATCCACCGCCACCACCGCCCGCGAGAGCTTTGGTAAGCATGCCCTTGCCTTCGCGTTTGCGCGCGAACGCCGGGAGTTGAGTGGGGTTAAAAGTGGCTACTTCGTTGGCCATAGTGTCCTCTTAGTTGGTAGGTTTACGAACAGTTACTTCATACTTCGAATCAGAGTTGAGCCCGGGCGGCAGCTTGTCCGGGTTGTCCTCCAAAAACTTGGCCATGTTCTTCTGCGCAATGCGCCGCTCAAGAAGATCAACAGCGTCGTTTTGTACAACAAACTTGTGGAACGATTCCCAGTCATGCGTCTCGTAGCGGGTTTTGATGCTCATGATCACAGTGCCGTAATCAGTGCGAACTGACTTGACGCCAAGTGCTTTCATGTTGTCCCGCATAGCGCTGGCGACTTCGTCGCGTTTGGTCTGAAGGTCTGCGAGTGCGGCTTCGTATTCTTTGGTCAACGCTTGCATCTTGCCGCGAATTTTCAAGTAAACCTTAGCAAGCGTGTCCATAGGTATAACATCATTTTCTGACACGTCGATCTCCTTCGTTGTATGTTTAGTAGGCCGGTCTTTCCCGGCTGTCAGCATGCACCCCATTGGGAGAATCATCGAAGACGATTTTGGTCACATGCAGGCGCGGTTGTTTGCAGTATGCGTAACCTGCAGCGGGGCACACTCACGCCTTATGCCTCCGTTTTCTACACGTAAAACATTTTACACATGGATTTTTGCATCCGCAAGCTCCTCCTCGTAAAGTTTGATCAAATCGGTATGGTCAAGTACCCGACCCTCCAGTTGCTTAAACATACGTCGCTCAATCTCACTGCCTTGTATATGAATAACCGTAACGCTGTCGCTGGTTTGCCCTTGACGGTCTGCGCGGGCGCAGCACTGCACGTAGGTCTCCACGCTCATGACGGGCCCCCAGAAGATCACCGTGTCGGCTGCCGTCAACGTAACACCATGAGAGGCAGACTGCGGTTGAATGACCAGTACGCGCGGGTCGGGCGTGGTTTGAAACTCGTTGAAAATCATGGACCTTGTGGATGCTGTTACATCGCCGTGTATCTTCTTGTTGCTAACTCCGTTGGCTGTAAGGAAGTCGCTGATAGTGTTGATACTGTGGCGGTAGGGTGCAAACACCAGCACTTTGCGCTGCGTTTCTTCCAATGCTTCCAGTAATACGTTGAGGCGAGGTTTGCAGTCAAACTCCACTACCTCCATCGTGTCCGTGTAGGCTGCGCCGGCACTTATCTGCAACAGCTTATTAACAGATGCCGCCGCGTTGATTGCGGTGATAGTTTCGCCGGCAGCACTGACCAACATCTGGTCTTTCAGTATCCGGTAGTATTTAATCTGCTGCGGGGTAAGTTCTACCTCACGGGTAACGGTTATGACAGGTGGCAAGTCAAGGCACTGTGCTTTCGTAAAACGTATTGCGGGTTGCAACGCTTCGAACACTGTGCTATCTGCATTGTCCTTTGGCACCCACTTGAACTTGGTGATCTGGCGCATGACTTTGTCACGCCACGCTGTAGCGAAGCGCGGCACCGCTGTAGGGTTGACCAGCTTGGCAAGTCCGTACGCATCCTCTGGTGATTGTGCTGCCGGCGTGCCCGTCATCAGCCACAGAAACGTTTCCGGCTTCAACAGTTTGTTCAGCGTCTTCCACCGGCGAGTGCTGGTGTTCTTCCACGCGTTGGCTTCATCACCAATGATTAGGTCAAACCGTCCATCCTCCGTAATGGCGTTGGCTATCATGGGTAGGCCGTCATAGTTGCATATTACGATCTCGTAGTCGTTCTTGATTATTTCAATGCGCCTGTCCGACTGCGAGTGATAAGCAATAGCTGCGGTGCGGTGTACAACACTTTTAGCAATGTCGCCCATCCACGCAGATTGCATAATAGAGAGCGGGCAGATGATCAACACACGCCTCACTTCCCCCACGGTCATCAAGTAATCTGCAGCCCATAGAGCCGACAGCGTTTTGCCAGTGCCGGGTTCAGAAAACACGAAGGCGCGGCGGTGCAGCGTCAAGAATGACGCGGTTTCTTTCTGGTGAGCGAATGGTTTGTATTTGCCGGGCCATTTGTAACTGCGCAGGATGGGCGAGGGAACTTCGCGCACACCCAGATTCTTGAGCACTCGCGCTTCGTCCAGCCCCCAATACACCGCAACTTCATGCAAGCCGTTACCTAAGTCTGACACGTGCTTGCTGCGCGGTATGACCGCGTACTTGTCAGGGTACCTTGTGCGCAGTACCAGCGCTTTGTTGTCAACGATCTGCATGGAACGAAAACTTTATGACTTGTTCTGATGTAGTGGGAATACCTTCGACGGACATCGCTTTGTTTTCAAATAAATACAGGCTCAGGTCTACCCAAAACTGCTCAATTTTTTCATCTGCTTCAGTCGAGTAAGACATTTTTAGAGTGTCCTGCGTTCTGTCATAAGAACCCGTGCATATAACAGGTTCTTTACCAAACCGTGTTTTCCAACACAGCAGAAGATCGTCTACACTCCACGACGCAAACTCCGGATATTGTTCTCGGAACTTTGATTTAAACAGGGGCACTTGTTCTGTCACGTTTTGTTATCTCCTCTATTTGAACTGCGGCTGCGCAAGCGCAGATTGCCGCCGGTAGACTTGCCGCCCTTGCGGATCGGAGTCTTGTGGTCAATGTCTTTACCGCTGCGGTCAACGCCTTTCTTGTCATACATACGCCGCGCGCGCTGGCGCTCGATCTGGTCTTTATCTTCGCCGCGTTTAACCTGCAGTTGGTAGTCGTGTTTCCAATCTCGTTTAGCCATGTCTATCTCCTTAATGGTCGGGGTGAAATTCGCAGGACTTGACCGGGCACCACGGGCAAAGCCCAGACTGTTTGGGGTTCCATACGTTGTTGGCAGCGCAAGCTTCGATGCTGGCAACACGTTCACGGTACCGCTGCTGCAAGTTGTCGCGCATATCCAATGTAACTTTATGCTTGGTCACGCTCTCTTTTACAACAAACAGCAACGCAGCGTTGACGCGTTCGACTTGCGGGTAGTGGATAAACGTAAGCAACGCCATCAAGTCCAGTTGGTCTCGGTCAGGGTATTTGTTACTACCCGTCTTGTAATCAACAACCCACGCAACTTTCTTTTCCTCGTCCAATATGAGCAAGTCAACGATGCCGCGTACCCACGCTCTCTTATCAAACCAATCACACGGCTCGTAGTCAACCGTAGCAGCCAGTTTTAGCTCCGCGTGTTTACTTCCCTGCTTGTCCATCAATGCGGTCAACGTTGGTTGCAAGAAGGCAAACTGTTCAGGCAGCGGCGTGCCTTTGACGAACTGCTCTGCTGCTTTGTGTAGTTCGTTTCCGTAGCGTGTTTGCTGTGTTTCTACGAAGGGGTGTTTCTTTAATATCCGCGTTTCGTGATACTTGCGGGGGCAGTTTTCGAAGTCTTTGAGGGACGTGTGGGACCAGCTTATGGCCATTGAACACCTGTTTAATTACTTGCGTTAGCCTGTCGGCGAAACGGTCAACAAAGCGTTCGTCTTGTTCCAGTTCGTTGCGCATATCGCGCAGCACGGCGTGAACAATTTCATGCCAAAACGCCTGCTCCCGTTCATCCAAGGCAAAACGGCTGCCGTTGAAAGCGTGCGTAGCAAGTGTGATGTAACGACGTTGGTAGTCAATCTCACCCAACCGCCCATCAGGAAATGACGTTATGGCATTCAGCGAATACTTTGTACGACCTATGTGGATTGTGTCCATCGAACATCTCCTTCGTTGTTTTGGTTTTACTTCGCGTCACCGTACCGCACAGCCACTCCAGTTTCTGCTGCCAGCGGAATGCCCGGCATGTACGACGGTTCCTTCACCATCTGCGCCAGCAACCAAGTCTCGGCTTCTTCGGCCTCGGCCTCGGGCACCAACGCCACTACTTCATCATGCACTGTCAACACACAGGGATATCGTTTCTGTATCCGCAGCATGCCGTCAGTCATTACGCAGCGTGCAACGGCTTGCACTACGTTCTCGGTGATCTTCCCACCATATAGCTTCTTGTGATGCTCGCCGTATGTCCACTGCACCCGACCTTTTTCGTCAGGCTTTCCTTGTAGAGCAGGATAGCGCAAATGTAAACCGTTTGGCAACTGAATGCGCCCCTGTTCAAAAGTCAAGCACTTGTGTTGATACGTTTTCCCACCAGCAATAGCCCTGATCAGCATGGCATCACACAGCCCCCAGAAGTCGCGCACTGTCTCCGCACGTTCCCGATACAGGTCAATGATCTTCTTTGCTGCAACGCAATGCACAATTATTTCGTTGTCTCCGCACAAGCGCGGTATAGCCAGCGCCTTCTCCACGTTGGGTTCGTAGTTGACGAAGTCATCGAGATACTGCTTGTTTACGCCAAGCTGTTTAGCAAAAGATATGTCGTACCGGATAGGGGGTGCCCCGAGGAAACCGGTGAGAAGCTGCGCCGCAAATGATGCCCACCCCAACCCATAGCCGGCCCCCAGCAGTGCGGATTTG